TTTTTTTTTTGTTTTGGTTTTTCTTGTTCAACTGGTTCTTCATCATTCTTTGCCTTCGCTCGTTTTTTTGCTTTACCTACTGAATTTTTAAATTCTATATCATAATGTTCCGATGTTGTTTGCTGCGATGTTCCTCTTGTTGCTGCAATTTCTTCTTTATCGGTTTTCTTACTATTGATCATAATTTTATATATTTTAGATTGTCCTATTCCATTCAACGTATTTTTAGAAACGAATTTATTTAACGACGTTTCAGCAATTGGTCTATTACCTCCAAGAGATAATAAGAATCTACCATCGTTCTCTGTATCCATTACATTCTTAACTGCTGTTATAAATTTTTTACTTGTAATAAAATCTTTTTTATCTCCATACGTATCTTGCGTTTTATAATCGCCTCGTATATACGTTACGTGGTCTTTATACAATAATAAATAATTCTTCTTTGGTTCAATCTCTGTTTTATCATTTCCAAATTCAATATTCAAATCTTTATTCCTGACTCCTAATGTGGACATCAAATAATTCATTATATAAGGTCGCCATTTTTCTGTTTTGAATAAAATATTTTCATAATCTTGTAATTGCTTCAAGGTAGGTAAGGTTTCTTTTAAATCTTCGTTTTTTAATAAAGTATATGATTTCACGTTTTCGTGATTATTTGTAATCGCATCTTTTAATTTATCCGTATCTAATTTTAAACCTTCTTTGATAACTAAAACTAACGATAATAAATTACTTTTTATCGCTGGTGTTATTTCTGCTTTGTTTATTATTTTTATAAGTTCATCATTGCTTAAGGTTGATACATCTTTGTCACCTGTAAGTTTATGTAAGCGTTTATATAAATTCCAATAATTCGCCAATGTTTTGGGATTCAAATTAGGTTTGGTTTCTTTGATAATATCGAATTCGCTCATTTTGTTTTATTTATATTAAGTTAATATAATAATTTATATAACTTAATATTTAATTCAATTTTTTTTTAAATTCAATTTTTTCCTAAATATTTATTTTAACCAAGTTATATCATTTTTTAATTCTATTTTATAACAATAATAAAAGCAATCAAAATTACAAACACTTTTATAATTTTCAGGCACTTTACCATCTACTAATTTTATAAATTGTATTCTCTTTCTTGGTATTATTATTTGTATTTTTTTATCCATAAAATTATCACGAAAGTAAGATGTGTTGATTTTAGATGAAGGCATAATCAAAATAAAAGGTTTATCTAAATCTGCTAAACGTTTCATTATTTTTTTACAATCGCTAAATGGTGGATTACTTACTATAATATCACCTTTATCATCTTCATAAAAATCTATTGCTTCATGTATTACATTAAACCCTAATTCAGTTAAATATTCACCTGATTTACCATCACCATAAAATGCTTCCCATATTATTTTATCTTTTGGAATAAATTGTTTAATATTATCCCACGCTGTTTTAGGTGTCATATAGTCATCGTGTTTTAAAAATGTCTTGGTATGAAATGAAGCCATTTTATATATTAAGTTAATATAATAAATATAACTTAATATAATATTTAATTCAATTTTTATTTGATTTTTTTTTAATTTCAAAAAAATCTTTATTAGTTGGTTTGCGTTCTTTTTTTATTTTATCACGCTCTTCTTTTGTTAAATCATTTCGCATCTGCTTCACCTTTGCTTGTTTAAAATTGTTAGTAGTATAAACCTCTTCTTGTTTGGGCAGAGGTATTTTTTTAGCAACGCCTTTTAATGAATTCATTATCTATATTATTATCAGTTTATTTTTTTTTCAATTCTTTCAATTCTTTGGTTTGAGTTTTCAATTCTTTTTTAAGTGCTGCTGGTTTTTTTTCTTTAAGTACTTTTACTAATTTAGTATGTTCCTTCACAAGCATTTTTTTTTCTTTACCTTCGGAATCCTTTTTACCTTTCTTCTCTTTTTCAGAAGATTTCTTTTTACCTTTCCCTCGCATCGCCCTCAACTTCGCCATACCCTCTGCATCTAACGGCATTTCTTGTTATACTATTACTAAATATATTAATTTTTAAAATACTTTTTTTTAGTATCTGCTAAACTTGCTTTTATACTTGGTAGATTCCATAATATATGCTTCGCCCAAAATCCTGATGTAGCAACACCTGATTTAGTCCAGTCTTCTCTTTTTTCATGCCGATCAATATATCTATCTTTTTGTTCTTTATCTTTAGTAATTGTAAAATCATCATATCCTTTCGCTCCAAATTTAATGGTTTTATTTCTACCTGTTTGAGTATTTAATAAAATAACTTCATATTTATGATTTTTATCTTTGCTAACTAATAAATCTTTGAATTCATACATTATATATTATAAATGAGAGATTAATTATTACTAAAATTTAAGAATTATATGATGCTGTTAGATAAACATTTGTTAATGGAGTTGCTCCATTATAAGTTGTTGCAATATAAAATGAAATTGCTACTGAAAAAATAAGATTATGATTTACTAATTGAATTGCTTGGTCTTTTTGAATAGGAATTACTGCTAATGGTGTTGTTGTTCCAGCACTTACATTTACTGCTAATGAGTCATAAAGTGCTACGAATGCTAAAGCGTTATTATCATTTACTAACGATAAAGATTGTAATGAACCTGCACTTGATTTAATTTCACGAATTGTATTCCCACTATCAAAACTTATAATTGAAGATGGATTTTCCCATGTAGTAATAGATGATGTTGTTTTTGATAATGTAATCGCGGGTAATGTAGTTATTACAACTGCTCCAGTATTACATGCCGTTACTTTCCCATTAAGAGATGTTAATGTAGATGATATTGTTCCACTATTAGTTTCTGTAATCGCTCCACTATCTACTATCGTATGAAGCGGATTTGCTGTATAAATATTATTTATACCCACCATCAGATTACCTGCTGTTGTTACTAGAGGACTGCCATAAGCATCATTCAAACGAATTGTTCCTAGCGTTAAAGTAGGATCTGCCGCTGGTAGAAGTGCTACACTACCACTAACAGGCACGTTAATCGTGCTTACAATATTCACATCTTGTGTTCCAGTTGGTGTTGCGGTTACTGAATCGCTGTATTCAACATCATAAACTTCACCTTGTCCTTCTATATTAGATGGAGCAGATAAGCATTTAAAAAGTCGTCCAATTGTTGGAATATTTTCACCACCTACTATTGCTCCAATAGCATTCCAAACTGCACCTGATGTATTGCCTACAGAAGCAACACGATACCAAGTTCCTACATTCATTAAATACACTGGGCGTGTAGCAGAACCACTTGTTCCATTAATGATTATATCACCTGTTGAAGTTTTTGAATCTCCACTAATAGTAGTTACTATATCTGTTTCTTCTGATAACTTCCTAATATCTAGATTCACATAATGTGTGCTTTGAAGATATGTTGTCACTCTTGAAAAACTCATATCCACTGCTGCTAAATTAACTACTTCTACTCTATAATACGCCGCTTTAATAGGTGTCTGGACTACTTGTCGAGTATCTGCTGCTACATCTTCAGCATTATCTTGAACTTGTGTTGTTAAATCACTCGCGCGATATTGTTTAATGTTAATTCTACATGCTTCACTACAATGAACATTTACTGAAATACTTACTAAATCGGCAGTAGATTCCAATTGTCCTACAAAATTGGCGGAAGCATTTAAGGCATTATAGTTATTATTGAATTTAGATAATTGAACCATTTATTTTATATATAATATATATATAAATAAATAATGAAACAATTGAAAATTATTTCTGATAATTATAAAGGATTAAATGGTTTAATCTCCGTCAATTTTAATGAACCGATTATTGTCGAACCTAACAGCACAATCGCTATGGATAAATTCAGTATGCAAGTCAGTGATGGTATAACTGATAATATTACTCTTCCATTTCAATCTGTTGGTATTAATACTAATGTAAAAACAACACCTTCTAATGTCACAAGAAGTGCTAATATTCCATCAGGAACTTATGCTAGTATTCCTATTTTATTAGAACAACTCAATCAGAGTTTCAATTCAATCTTATATACTGATTTAACTGACCCTGTTAATCCTACCACTGATTCAGGTTTATTTTTATTAAATCGGTTAGATACTACTAATGGAAAGGTAGTAACTGGTTTCGGTTCATCTGCTATTGATTATACACCTGCTAATTGGTCGCTGGTTAATATGACCGCATCAGGATTTCCTCCTCCTAATAGTGAAGTTTCTCCTACTGAATTAGGTCCGTTTGCTTTATATACTACTCTTCCAGTTGTTAGAGGTGGTATAGATATTCGTTTTAATTTAACGTATGTTCCTAACGATAATGAATTTGATTTTGAATATGGTTTAAGTGATACAGATGGAACTTTGAAATATGGTATTAGAAAAACAGGAGTCCTCTTTTATTTATATAATAATGGAAATATAACTTTAATTGATTCTGAACCTTTTGTCTCTCACCTTTCTTACACTCATCAATTTTTTGTTAATGGAGGTCAATTGCAATATCAAATTCTTAATTCATTAGATGAACTCATTTACATAAGTCCAAATAATGCTTTTAATGGATTCACTTTTAAGGAAACTTTTGAATTTAAAATAGAAGGAGTTATGAATAGTAATGAAGGTTCTTTATTAATTTTTAGAAATTTAGGTATTACTTATCAATCCAATATCGTTTCTGATACTTTTGGCGTGCATTGGGATTACCCTTCTTTTACAACTCCTGATTATTTAAAAATATTTCCATTAGATGCTGTACCTCCTACTAGAATCGTTCAATTAAATTTCACTAATGCTCCTGTTCTTCAATTTGGTTTAGGATTCCAATCTACCATTTTTAAAATTGGCGGTAATGGAGCAACTAGTGGTTCAGTCATTGCTGAACTAATACCTTCATTTGAAGATTACTATGATTTAGCATTACAAATACCTTCTATACAATTAGAAAGTTATTGTGCAATTACTGGTGGGTTCACTACCGCCAATAGTTCAGCCATAGTAGGAGGACGGGTAAATAATATTTGTTATTTCATTCCTCAACCAGAATCAAATACTAATCAAACCATCTATTCATACGAAAATAAAGAATTAAAGTTTGTGCAGTTAAGCAATAAACTAACGATTAATATGAACTCTATGCAATTTAGAGTTGTTTATGCGGATACTAACTTACCAGTTCAGTGTGATAAATTATCTTTTAATTTATATATTGATGAACGTCCGTCATTGTGAAAATAAAAATCTGTATGTGAATTAACTTTTATATGATAATAAAAAAAAATTGAATTACTTTTTTTATTATTATTTATATATTATTATTCAACAACAAGCAACAATTAAACAAACAACGAACGAACTACGAACTACAAAATGGCGACCAAACAAATACCAATTATTCCACAAATAGACGAGCAAGAAGTATTACAACAACGTCAAGCAATAAGAAACCTACCAAAAGCGAAGCAAATAGAACTTATGGAAGAAGGGTTTAAACTCTTTAAAGAAAAATTTGGAGGTCTTAATATGGAAGATTTATTAAAAGTAAATCCTCATTTAAAACCATTTTTAGAAAAAAAAATTGACCCTGAACCAAATGAATTAAGTATTGCTTTTGAAAAACTTATCACTGAAAAAGCAACACGACCGCTATTGGTGAATGATGTTGAATATGAATTAAAAAAAGGCATTAAAACACCAAGCGGTTATTATAAAAATGGTTGGAATATACGTGATGTCAAAGGCGACGGAAAATGGAAACATTAACCATTTATACCGCACGACATAATGAAGTTGATTGGGAGCATAGAATTATGTTTAAACATCAAAAAAATGGATTATGGAAATTAGTTGTATTAGAAGGGTTTGATGGTATAAATTTATTACAAGGAGATTATTTGGGAGATAATGAAGTATATGTATTAGGTTATATTAACGCTTTATTGAAAAGAAAATAAAAAAATTATTTTATAATATATAAATGAATGTTCTTTCTTTATTTGATGGTATTAGCGTTGCTCGCTATGCATTGGATTTGGCTAATATCCCCATTGCGAAATATTATTCAAGTGAAATAGATAAATCAGCAATAAATATTTCAAAAAAGAATTATCCAAATAATATTCATTTAGGAAATGTAAAAAATATTAATAAAAATATGATTGAAGAAAAGATTGATTTATTGATTGCCGGTAGTCCATGTCAAGATCTGTCTATCGCAAAAAAAGATAGAAAAGGGTTAGATGGAAATAGAAGTGGTTTATTTTGGGAATACGTCCGCTTGAAAAATGAATTAAATCCTAAATGGTTTATACTTGAAAATGTTGCTTCAATGCCTAAAAAAGATAAAGATATTATTAGCGAAGCAATGGGTTGCGAACCTATTATGTTTAATGCTTCGCTTGTATCTGCTCAATGCCGTAAGCGATTATTTTGGACTAATATATCTTTTGAATTACCTGATGATAGAGGTATTGTCGTAAAAGATATATTAAATACTGATGAAAAAATATGTAGAATTGTTGGTCGCAGATTAAATAGTGATGGTAAAAGAGATGATTATAATAAAAATATTAAAATAAAACAACAAATAGAAATTAGAGATGATGATAAATGTGGAACTCTAACTACTATACAAAAAGATAATATGGTTATTAATAATAATTATAATATTAGAAAACTTACGCCTATTGAATGCGAACGATTACAATCTCTACCTGATAATTACACCGAAGGCGTAGCAATAACTAATCGTTATAAATGTTTAGGTAATGCTTTTAATGCTGATGTAGTAGCACATATTTTATTTAATATCATTTAAATTTTGTTTAGGTTTATTAGGTTTAGGTTTAGTGATAGGTTTTTTTTTTGGCTTATAATTTTCCATTTCTCTGACTGGTCCGTTGGTAAATGGATTATAATTAGGTTCTTTAGTTTCCATTTTATATATATTACTAATATTTCAATTTTTATATTCAATCTTCAATAAATATTTTATTGTTTTTTTTTATTTGTCTGATTGTTTTATCAGTAATATATATATCTATTCCTTTATTATTTTTCATACAATGACTACCTCTATTTTCTACCCGATTATTTAAATTACCTTCACTGCCGTGTTTATGGATTTTTCTTTTCGCAGTTTTAGCAGGTTCGCCGTCTTTATTATATCTCGTCCAACAATTAGCACATTCATAAGTAAAATATACATTATCAATTGTTTTAGCAATAATTGAATTTCCTAAACTTTGCATTTTTTATATATATTTAGACAAAATTATTTAAATATTTTCTTAATATAATATATAATATAAAATGTCCAGTTATGTTTCTAATACTAATATGAATCAAAATAATGTATCCAAAAGCAGAACAAGAGAATATCAAAATAATATAGCAAAAAAATATTATCATGAACACAAAGAACAAATTGCTATGGAAAGAAAAATAAATCAATATTCTGATTTAGGAGTAGAATATGTAAAACAAATTTTTGCAAAATATGACGATAAAATGGCGAAACGAATTTTAAGAATGAAACGTGGAGTTTTAGAATTACAAAAAATTGAATTAAATTTATAATTAAAAATTAAAAGTATTTAGACAAAATTTTTATATATTAGTATATATATAAAAATGAACCAATCAACTTTATTTAGCAATTTTATGAAAAATCATCAAGCACAAAAAGGACAAGAGATTACTCATACTCGCATAGGAGATAAGGAGTCAGGAATATTCGGCGGAGCATATCATATTCCTGATGATGAATATGAAGAATTCATGAAATTGTATTATAAAAATACATTCCATAATGGAAAATTGGAATACTTAACTGAAAAACAATTAATTGAAAATAGTCCTATAATGATTGATGTTGATTTCAGATATGAAAAAAGTATTGATAAGCGTCAGCATACGCCTAGTCATAGAATGGATTTGGTAATGCTCTACGCCGATAAAATAGAAGAATTAGTTATTTTAAATAATGATGTGAAAGTAGATGTTTTCGTAATGGAAAAAGGCGATGTGAATATGTTGAATGATAAAACAAAAGATGGTATTCATATTATTATCGGTATTAAAATGCATAAAGCACAACAAGTTTGGTTACGTGAAGAAGTTATAAAAGAAATACCAAATATGTGGGAAGATCTCCCACTTACAAATACGTGGGACGATGTATTTGATTTAGGAATCACAAAAGGGTTTGTCAATTGGCAAGTCTATGGATCAAGAAAACCTAATCATCAAGCTTATCTCATTAAAACTCATTATGAATTAAGTAGATCCGATGGTTATTGGGAAATTGAAGAAAAAAGAATTGAAGATTTATCAATTGAAAAAAATATTTTAAAATTATCTGCTAGGTATACACATCATCCTGAATTTCAATTAAAAGAAGAATTAATTGATGAAATAGAAACTATTAAAAAAGATTTAAATAAAAAAAAAACGCCGAAGGCAGCAGTAGCGGAGGCATCTGATAGTGGATATAATTCACCAACCGAAGATACAAAAGTATTTCAACCTGTAAATCAAAATAAGAAAGAAGATAAATGGTTAGATTTATTATTTAATGTTATTCGAAATGATGTAGTAAATGGAAATAAAGTTATTAATCGTAATAACGGATTTTGGACGAAAATTGGTGGTGCTTTATTATCTAATAATTATCCAAAAGAAATTTGGTTAAAATATAATAAAGACGTTAGTAATCCTAAAAATAATACTGCGTCGTTGCTATGGGATAATATGGCGAAAAATCCACGAGAGGTCTCTATTTATTCCTTATGCACAATTGCGAAGATAGTGAATTTGAAAGGATATAATGAATGGTTCATTAAAAATAAACAATACATATCTGTATCTACATTAGATAAAGGTGAAAATGATATAGCACAGCATATTGCTCCAAAATTAAAAGAAAAAATGATTTATTGTTTTAAAAATTGGTATATTTATGACCGCATAACTAATAAATGGGAAGTAAATGAAGAACCAACTGGAATAGTCATTTCACATATCCAACGTAGTATTGATGAAAGTAGAGAAACATTATTAAATTTAATGAATCGTTCCGAAGAAGGTGAAAATAAAGAAAAATTAAAAAAAAAATTAAATAAATACGGAGACCATTATAGTCAAGTAACCAAAGGTGGAACATCTACACAGATAGTTAAATTATTGAAAACTTATTTAAAAGATAATAGTTTTATTGAAAAGTTAGATATTAAACCATTTCAAGTTGTTTATAAAAATGGTATTTTAGATTTAAGAACTTTAAAATTTAAAGAAGGATTAGAAGCAAGTGATTACATTACGCATTATATAGATTATAATTAAGAAAAAGCAGATGAAGAATTAATAAAATATGTTAAAAAAAATCTTAAAAAAATATGTAATTGGAATGATAAACATTTGGATTATTATTTATCTATTCTTGGTTATGCAATGACTGGTGATAGTAGTAGAAAACAAGAATTTTATTGTTTTAGAGGACAACGAGCAGAGAATGGAAAATCGGTTATATTTGAAGTGTTAAGTATAATATTAAAAAATTATATTAAAAAATTAGAAGCAAAAACATTTGAAACTACTAACCAACAAAGACATAAAGCAATTGCTGAATTTGGAGGCATACGCATTGCTTGGATAAATGAAATGAATGAAAAGGCAAAACAAGAATCAGGAATAATGAAAGAGGTCGCTGATGGAACACCTATTAAATATCAAGTAATGTATGGAACAACTGCATTAATGCCTATTTGTTTTAAATTATTTATCGTTGGAAATTCTACGATAAAATACGATGATGATAATGGTATGAATAGACGTTTGCGTATCGCACAATTCAATAGTGATTTTAGTAGCGATATAACCGAAGATGATGAAGTAAATAAAAAGTTCGTTAAAGATGAAGGTTTTAGAGAAAAATTACAAACTACATACAAGCACGCTTTATTAGCATTAATTTATCAATATGCTAATACATATATAACTGATGGTTATAATTTAAAACCTTTTCCTGATGAATGGAAAAACGAAACCAAAGAAACAATCCAAGATAATAATAAATTCAAGGAATTTTTTGAAGACCATTTTGATTGGATTACTCCTGAACGTTTTGATCAATTAAATGTTATGACTGATAAAGAAAGAAAAGAAACTGAGGAAGGTATTGGTAAAGAAAGATTAGAACAAATATTAAATCAGTATCCACAATTCAAGGGTAAAAATATTAAAGATGAATTAAAAAAAATGAAACAAAAATTTATTTATGATTGTCAAACTAGGGTAAAAGATTCTAAACTAAAAGGTATTTGGTACGGGTTTAAGGAAGCATCGGAGGATTAAATTATTGAATTATTAAATTATATAATTATTGAATTATATAATTATACGCAAAAATATGTAAATGCCAAATGCCAAAAATGCCAATGATTTTAAAAGTATCTTGACTATTTGAAAATATATATACCAACTTCTGAAAACCATTGGAAAATTGGCTTTTTGGCAAAGTCTTAACGTGTATTCCATTTTCTTATATATACTTATTTTTTCTTATTTAATCTTTAATTATTTTAGCGATTAATGGTTGCGTGGCGGAGGCATCCGCACCTGAATTCACAGAACTGGAACTAGCGTTTCTGCTGATAGACTTCCAGCAGTCCGATTCTATACAACCTCCGCATAATTTCACTCGGTAGAGGTGTAGCGATGCTAATGCTGAAATAGAGGATACGATTAACGCACTAATTGAAATGTAATCAATCATATTTTTTTAGGTATGTATATATAATAACAATGGATAAAGATTTAACTATATTAAAAGTTAAGGATTTCAGTAAAAAACCTTTCGCATTAGATGATGAATTGCACCCGAATATTCCACGCCATCCATTTCTAATGCTTTTAAGTTCTGGACCTAGGGCAGGTAAGAGCACAACTCTTTTAAATTTAATTGCATCTAGCAATTACTATAACATCGAAGACAAAGATGGAAATCCATATTTTGATCAAATATATTTCATAAGTCCATCGGCAGATTTTTCACCTGAAACAAAAGGAGTTTTATCCAAATTAGAAAATTGTCACGTGATTCATGATCCAAAAGATATTGCAAATTTAACAGGTATATTAAATAGCATTAATGCTTCGCAAACCAAATTACATAATGAGCAAAAACCTATGGAAAGAATAGCAATTTTTTTAGACGATTGTGTAGGGTGGTTGAATGAAGATTTAGCACGCACTTGCACTCGTTATAGACATACGAATTTATCTATTTGCGTAAGCGTTCAAAAATATAGTAAATGTCCTTTACTTATCAGAACTTGTCTAGGTCATTTCATTACATTTAAGCAAAATAACGGAAAAGAGCGTGAGCGTATTACGGAGGAATTAGGTGAATCATTTTGTCCTCCAAAACAATTTGAAGAAATCTTACAATCCGTGACTGAAGAGAAATATCAATTTTTATATTTGAATATGGAAAAAATGATGATGTTTAAGAATTTTGATACGCTATTATTAGACGCTAGTTAATTTGAAATACTTTTAATATAATCTTAATATAAATGACTACATTACAATTATATAATGGTGATTGTTTAGAAAAAATGAAATTAATAGCAGATAAAAGTGTGGATTTAATAATATGTGACTTGCCTTATGGTTGCTTAATCGGTGGAGGTGGAATCGCAGGTTGTAGTTGGGATATAAAAATAGATTTAGAACCATTTTGGAAAGAAGTGAAACGTATTCGCAAAAATGATCATACGCCTTGTCTTCATTTTTGTTCTACAAAGTTTGGTGTTGATTTAATAAATAGTAATCCAAAAGAGTTTAGATATGATATAGTATGGAATAAAATGCGTGGTGTTGGATTTTTAAGTGCTAATAAGAAACCAATATCATCACACGAAATGATATATGTATTTAGTAAAGCAGGAGCAAAATATAATCGCATAGATGTTGAAGGAGAACCTTATTTTAAAAAAAGTAAAAATGAAATAAATACACAATATAATATTAAAAGAATTGAAGGTGATAATAAAGGAACAAGATGTGTTAAATCAGTAATTGAAATATATAATACAGCAGGACATAATGGTAAGCAACACCCAACTGCTAAACCAATTGATTTATATAAATGGTTGATTGAAAGGTATAGTAATGAAGGTGATATGGTATTAGATCCTACATTTGGATCAGGTAATAGTGGGATAGTATGTAGAGAATTAAACCGAAATTACATTGGAATAGAAATGAATGAAGATTTTTTCAATAAAGCAAATGAAAAAATTAATATTTTGTAATACTTTTTTTAAAAGTATAATGTATATATATAATGTCATTTTTCACTAGTCTTCAAAATCAACAATCATATTTACAGAATGCTTTAAATAGTGCTGCTTCACAAGCAGATTTAGAAATACAGAGTGCTGATACGGAGCAGTCGCTACAAAATGAAGACAACATAGCAGCACAGGCATTAAAAAGTGCAGGGATGTCTGATTTATTTTTAGGAGCGCCAGTTGCGTTGAGAGGGTTAATACAAGCACCTGAAATATTTCAAAAAGCGCAAGAAGGTTATGCAGGACTTAAAGAAACATATGCAGGACTTAAAGATAAATATGCGACATTAAAAGCGAAAGCAGAAGAAGTTAAAAATCTAGTATCAGGCGCACCAGAAAAATTGAAAGCACTTCGTGAAGCAGCAATTGATCCGTCAATGACACCTGAATCATTACAAGCGAAAGTAGTAGAATTATTTGGAGAGAAGATAGGCAATGGAGCAGTAGGTAAAACTATCGTAGATAATTTAAGTAAATTTAAAGCAGCACATGAAAGTATTAAAGCGGCAGCAATAGAACATATAGCAGCAGGTTCTAATATATCAGATACATTAGATGGTCATTTAAAAACTATAGAAGGAGCATTACAAAAAGTTGGAGCATCACCAGAACAAACTGCAGAGATATTATCTAAACGTGTTGCAGGTGGAGCAGTTAAAGGTGCTTTAAGTGAAGCATTAGGAGCAGAAGGAGAAGCAGAAGCAGGAGGTTTTCAATCATTAATATCAAAAGCATTAAAATCTAGCGATGCGATAGAAAAAATACATTCTAGTATTACTGGGACACCATTACTTGAACGACCTGCTGGCGAAGCAGTAGCGAGAAGTAGTAGATTACAACCCTTCATGGAAAAAGTGGAATCGTTGAAAGCATCTACAACTGAACGTATGAAAGCATTACAAGCAAGTCAAGAAGAAATAACTAATAGATTAAATGAAGGCGTATCACCTGAAATAAGAAGTAGATTAGAATCTCAATTAACGTCATTAAAAAGTAGTGCATTAGCAGAACAAACTAATATCAGAATGTCAAATAGGTTAGCATCATTAAATCAAGAAGAACCTAAAATGGTGTCAGCAGCAAGAGGTGAAGTAGATTTAGTTGAACCGAAAGTAGCAAATTCTAGAAATATAGCACCTGATTCTCCATTTGAAAGTTTAGCAAAAGAAGGTTTAAGCGATGCAGATGCAGGATTAAGAGGATATTATTCAAAAGCAAAAGATTATTTGAGTGCATTAAAAGATAGTGCTTTTGGTAAAATCGGCGGTGGAACATTAGGAGCAGGTTTAGAAGGATTAAATGTTATGGGAGGAGTTGAAGCAGCGAAAGAATTAACACAAGGACGTGTAAGTGCAATGAATGTTTTACAAACGAGTCAATTGAAATCAGCACCTGAAGCATTAAAAGGAGCAGTATCTACCATTGGTGAAGGCATTAAAGCGACCGGTCAAAAAGGTGCAAGTATAGTTGAAAATGCTACGAATACATTAAATGATTATGCTGAGAAAGCAAAAAGCAGTATTAGTGATACTTTTGATTTACTTAAATCAAGTATTGCTAAATCGGGAGCGGAAGATGTAGCAAAAGGTATCGCAGAAAAAGGTATTGGTTCATTTTTAGGCGAAGCAGTGCTAGGAAGTATACCAATTGTCGGCGAGATTGCAGATGTCGGTTTGGGAATTGGAAGTATCGTAGAAGCAATAAAAGATATAGATAAAAAACCACAAGTAGCAGCACCTCAACCCGTTGTAGTCCAAGGAGTTCAACAAAATCGCCAAGCGGGTGTGTATTGAGAATATTTATTGAAATACTTTTTTTAAATAAAGTAATTAAATACTTTATTAATATTTTTTTATAATTGTATAATATATAATAATAAAAAATGGATCAAATAGTCACAAGAAAGATTCTTTCAAACGTTCAGCAAGTTTTTCGCCCAAATTATAATCGTGTTACTTGGGAATTGTCGCCAATTGCAAACATGGCAACAGACATGACGAAGTCATATTTTTGCTTCAGAATGTATATCACACGACAATTAAATGGTGCTAGATTGACTGATGTAGATTATGCTGATTTATTAAGCAAAAATTTAATGATTGAATTTGGTCAGAATGGTTTTTCGTATCCTGCTGCATCACTTCTTAAAGTTGCTCGTCTTTATTCTCGTAACAACACAGGCAGTCCGCTCGAAGAAATTCTGTATCAGAATGTGTGGGCGACTACGATGCATCAATTGACACAAGATGTTGAAACTATTTCTTCAAATACTTTATCTAGTGGAACGGCAGTTTCATTTAATAGCAGTGGTTCTTTAGCAGCACAGATTTCGGCATTAATGCGTTCTTCAATTAATCCTGATGGAGCGCAACTGCCTGTAGAAATTCATATACCATTATCTGATATATTCGGTATTTGTAAAAATTCTCATTTTGATATGTCGCTTACTGGGGGACTCATAATGCAAATTGAACTCGAAGATGATAAGAACTTATTTCAAATCCGTTCTCTTGGAACTCCTGTTCCTATGCCTCCTCTTTTTGATGCTAGTGGAAACGGAATACCAGCACAACCTGAATTAAGTCCATTCACATTTTTGCCTGATGGACAAGGTGATACTTTAATGCCTTCTTATAAATTCGCTAAACAAAATTATGATGTTTCTGGTAATGCTTTATTACTTGCTCCAAATGGATACCATTATGAAGTAGGAACAACTTTGAAAACACATACAGATAATGCGGATTGTTTATGGGATATGGGAGATATTTTTACTGGTCAACAAAACATTTATTTAAATGGTGCATGGACGGCACAGAATTTTATAGATGCTAAATTCGTTAAAGGAAATATAGTGAAATTGAATTTTCGTTTAACTTATCCCAATGAAAGAATGCGAAGCAAAATGATTGAAATATATGATAAAATTAACACAACAGAATCAGGAGAGGAAGGAAGTTGCACTATTGGATTAGTAGGTCAGTATATGCCTCCTATAGGTATTACTAATCCTCTTAAAACAGATGTATTTTTAGAATCAATTGATGTATATGAAGCACCAGACTATACTGCAGAACCTGCTGATCCTAGAGTCAGCACTTTTGGTGGTATGTATATCGGAATAGTATCATCAACAGATGTTAATGAACAAATAACTCCATTTGAGCAATTTACTACAACCAATACATTAAAAGTTTCAGTGCTTCCATTTCAAGCAATGGTAGATACAGGTGTAGTAGTGTTAAATGGAGATGGAAATTATACAGGTTCGGGTCCGTTTAGATTAAATATGCAATCACAACTATATAATGGTCTTCAAGTTCCTTGGGTTGATCAATTTGAAAATGCTGATATTCCTACACAACGTCAACTCTTTACTAATCAAGGCAAACCTCTTTCGGTTCAAGGAACGGATACTCAAATTTTATCAGTCAGTGCTGTTGATTCTAGTGGAAATAGACTTGTCACATTCAAAGATTTAGGTTTTGCGAATAATAATAGTATTCAAAATGCTACATTGATGAAAAACAAAGTTGGTTATCATGCTGAAGTTATTGGACCAACGGAAACGTTTACATTACCAAATGGAACTATTGTTAGTGATCATATTTTAGTATGGAATATTTTAATTACGAATTTACGTAATAAAACTGCTCTTGGTTTATTACAGACTGATAATTATTCATTTGAATTAGATAAATGTGAAGTTGTATTAGTAGAGCAGACGCTTGACCCATCTATTCCACAGACTTTGACTTATGAAACATTGCGGGTAGAAGTAGCAACGATTGAAACTAATATTTTAGATACATACAACAGGCAATTTACTATCAATGAACCATCGGTTTTTAATTGTTGGTTATTGACACCGCAATACTCGAATTCAGCAACTTTAGGCACCGGAGCAGGAACTGATCCATCGGGTAATCATTATTATAACGAACATGTTGAATGTCTAGTCAGTTATGCTAGAAACGTAAATCAATATCGCTGGGCATATAATAATATTCAAAATACAAATAGACCGATTGAGGTGCAAACAAATTCTAGTAAATATCCATCTTCACTGCATCTTGAAAAACTAATGGATACATTCAGCAACACTACTAGCAAAATGAAAAATTTTAGCGGCATCATGACGATTCCTCGTACCAACTGCGACCCAGTCGTATGCTTTCCGCTCCGCATTTATGAAGCGATAGATTCAACTAGCACCTACCAGCGTGAAGGCGGATTTACGCTGCAGATTGCTCTTGATAGCGACCCGATACACGACAGGAATATCATCTCGGGACCGATATTTTTATTCAAGCAGATGCTGAAAACGATTCAGGGATGATCTAGCGAACTTAATTTTTTTATTTAATTCTTTAATTTACTTAAATTTTATTATATGTCTTATATATAATAAAATATGGTTGATAAATTATCTAAGGAAGAATTATTGAAAGTATTAGCGAAAGTTGCCGCACCAGTTAAACAGCGAAAAAAATATCAACGTAATGAGGAACAGCAAAAAGAGTTGGACGAACGTTTAGCGAAGATGCGAGAAACGGCACAGGCGAATAGAGCAGTAAAAAAAGAACAGAAATTAAAAGAGGCACTGGAAGCAGAAGAGGCAGCAAAAAATAAACCGAAGAGTAAAGTTGAACAGGCGATTGATTTAGCGAAAGGAAGCAATAATGCTTCGCATGCTCGTGAGGATATTTTTGAAAAAAAGTATGGAAATGTTTTTGAAAAATTGACTGATAGTATGGGACGATTAGAAAATCATTTTTCTGAAATTAAGCAATTAAAAATTAGTAAAGCAGAACAGCGTAAATTAGAAAAAGAAGCAGCGACAGCGGCGGCGACAACAGCGGCGACAGCATCTCCAGTAGCACAACCAATTGAAATGAAGATTGAATCAATTAAAAAACCTCAATCATCAATAAGAAATAGTTTATATGAAGAACCTCAAGGAACGCCGTATATAGCAGAACCGAAATATGTCGCATCAATACCAAATCCTACACAACCAGTTCAAAATATTCCATTTAATTTCAATGATTATAAAAAAATGAATTTTGGTAAAAAAAAATAATAAACTAAATTTATTTTTTATAATTATATATTATATATATATAATAAATAAAAAATGGTCTTTTTCTATAATTCTGCACAACCGAGCAATATTTCTGCTTCGTATTCGCAATTTTCACAGGTCGATTTCACCATTAAGAGTTCCGTTGGTAGAGCGGTTAAAGCGAACTCATTTAGATTTAATGGAAATCTTATTGTTACTAAAACTACTAATAACAATCCTAATCCTACGCCTGTTACACCTGAAGATATGATATTTCTCAATCCTTTTGTAGGAGTTCATTCAATTATTAAAAACATTTCTTCAGTTGCAAATGATAGAATATTAGAAAACATAAGTTATTACGGAAGAATCGTTGGAATGCAGACACAAGCGGAGAATTCTTTGGAAGATTTAACTTCTTCATCTTTACATACTCCTGAACTTAAAGGATTACAAAATAATGTTTTACTTGGTGCTTATACCGATCCTGCTGGAATTCCATTCAGCATGAAACCACAAATTGCTTTAAACCGAAGTAGTGGCGATTTAGGTCAATCCAAATTTAATCAAATGAAGATTTTGATGACTTTAGGTTCTGCAATAGAAAGTTTCTATTGTTCTAAACCTGAACCTCTTAAAACTGACCCTAACTATATTACTGGACTTGATTTTTCAATTTCTAATCTTCAATTATCTTGGTATGAAGTTCCTGAAGTATCTATTCCTCGTATTGTATTTAGAACTACATATTTGACCACGCAGACAATCAATAGTTTTAACGCCAATTTGTACGTGACCAGTCCAACAATTTTCGACAGCATTTCTTGTTCTTTTATTAAACAAGCAAATAAAAATAAAATTTATAGAGATAATAACTTATGCGAATATATTAGAGGTATTAATCGTTTAGAATTCACAATTAATGGTCTTGACGCTCCGCTCGTGTATGCAATTGGTGCATCTGATTCTCCACCTTACCAAGATCTCGCTCTTAACTATGCTCATTCGCTTCAAGCAACTGAAAAGAATTCTTTGATGAATAAATTATTAAGCGAAACAATCGCATTCGGCGTAGGTGCATCGTTCAGGGCACAACAGAACTCTAAATTGGCGATTTCATTAAATATTGACACGACGCTTCAAGATATTAATAACGTATCTACAAATCCTCTCGATGTATATCTCTACACACAGGGATTTTTAGAAGCATAGAGTTTTATCAATAATCAATAATCAATAATCAATTAATTATAAAATAATATTAAAATATTTTATAATTTTATAAAGTATAATATATATATATATAATATAAAATGGCAGAATATCGTACGTTACTCATTGATCCAACCTCAAGCACTGCGAATCGTGTAGTATGGAAAATAGACGCTGGTCTACGTATCATGGCGAAAAAAATCCGAGTTATTAATTTTGGATTAAGCAATAATAATGGTGATGGTGTATATTTCAATCACGCAGGAGTTTATTCTCTAATTTCTCGGGTGTCGATAAATAATTTAATGGGGCAGGAGATAGATCGGTTAATAAACCCATCTGCTTTTATGGGTATGAAACTTTTACACATGCCTAATTCGGCACAATTTAGTTTAGCACGACAAATGTCGCAGAATATGTGTTCTAGTATTTTTGTAGATAGTTTTTCACAAGTATCATTAACAGAACAATCTCAACGTGATGATGCTACTCTAATGGGAAATTCTCTTTATTTAGATATTTCTTTTATGCTTAACTTTTTGATGAGTAGAAACATTCTTGAAACTGGATATACGATTACTATTGAATGGACGACTCCTGATGTTCTTGGATATGAATATTCTTTTACACGTCCTCCAGTATTGTGTGTAGATGAATGTTTGACACCAGTTCCTTCAGATCCACCTGCGTCTGTATATTTGACAATTGTTCCTGATAAAGTAACTATGAGTGCAGGTGATAGAAGTTTTGAAAGGCGTTTAGGATCATACTATAATCAATATATTCAAAATCTTTATTATTTTAATATCGGAAACAAACAAGATAATTTTCTTGAACTACCATTAGGAAAAATTGATGAAAAAGTAGAATTGACAATTAATTCAATGAAATTGATACCTCTTAAAGGTATAGATAGTTTTGCAAAAAAACTCGGAATTTTAACAGACCGAACTTCCGAGTTGACTACATGTAATTATGGTGCTTATCTTCCACTAGCACGAAATGCTATCAATCCAACTTATACTAGTTCTCGTGGTCTTTATAATCCTAATTTAGGAATACATTATGATGCTAATTTCTCTTATGGTTGTATTGGAGTTGAAAAATATGTTGGACAAGATATTACGCTTTCATACAATATGCGAGATGCAGTTGCTGCTAATAAAACGGATACTATCTTTATTTTAGCAGAAGTTTTACGATCGTATGATGAACGAAGTGGTAATGTAAGTTATGCTGGGACACCCCAGTTTCCAGTTAATGCTTGGAGTTCTTAATTAAAATCTTAATATAAAATATTATCTATATATAAATAATCATATATATATAATAATGGAAAAAGAAGTCATAATTCAACTGCCAGCGTATCAAACATATTCAGATACAGGAGTTCCACTCAATAATGGAGTTAATAAAGTCAATAATGCCGAATGGGAAGTAACTCTAGCACAACCAGTGATAATCAATACTGGCGATAGAATCAATATTAGACAAGCATATTTAGATACACGACAAACAAATAGTAATGCAGTAGTAATTGAAAATGATACACAAATACAATTAGAATATTATTTTTATATGATGCTTCCGCCTGATATGTGGAATGACAATGTAGCAGATGATGTAACAGGACAATGGAATTATGAAATATATGCTGGTGATTATGCAAATTTTTTCGTTGATGATGGAGGAATTAATATTATAAACCCTGATTTTCGTTATGGAGCAACACTAAATGAAATAGGAAAAAATCAAAATCTACCATTTGAAATTCCATTAGTATTAAGACACATTAATGGACAAAATGGAGGAAGACCTATTACTAAATCTTGGACATATACATTAAAAGCAGGAACTTATGCTTATGATGATTTAGCATTAATATTAACTAGAGCAATGAGTCAAATACCGAATCCATTAAATGTATATAATGAAATGAATTATGCTAGTGGAAATGCTTTTTTAATAGGTGGTGTTGGTAAGAATTGGAATCCCTCTAACCCGAATACGAATCCTCAAGGAAATACGTATAATACAAATTATAACGGAAATAGTGGTTGTTTCAGTGAATTTTTAAAAGATGTAAGTGTTCCTATTGAATATACTAATTCGGCAAATACTGGTGATGTTTCTTTCAATAATCCATTTACGATGGTTGCAGGAGCAAAATCATTAATACCATCAGCAGGAAATTTTAGTAAAAGAACTTTATTCGCTAATCAAGTAGTAGGCAGTACTGAAATATCATTAGTATATAATGATGCTGGTTCAAGATTTGAATTTCAATATACTCATACACCTTTACAAAGTCAAATAGATATAGTTGAACCACAACAGGGAGTTACACCAGTAGCATCAACAGGTGGTGCGCCAGTAGAATCAGTTTTAATATGTGGAGCAATTAATAATGCGGATTCAGCAGAACCACCAGCATCAGAACAATCAGCACAATCACCAAATTTAACAATAGGACAACTTTATAAAATTACAAATTTAGGTAATAATGAATATTTTGTATTTTCACAGGATAATAATCAAGTAGGACCATTACAAGATTGGTCTTCAGTTGGAGGACCTGGGTTTCCTAATGCTGCAGTAGGAAGCACTTTTGTAGCAACAACTAATGGATTACAACAAAAAATGCAATTTACGATGTCGCAAGGAACTGCTCAAATGGACTTTGACGGATTCAGTGATTGTAATGTAATACCAGTGTCTGGAAGTGTAACTAATATTCAACGTAATATTTGTAGATATAGTAAACATTCTGGAATAATGTTTAAAAGAATGCAACCTTTTACATTTTGGAATGATTTATTAGGATTTGATGTAAATGAAATTGTAACTACTGATGATGAATTGAATAATAGAACAATGACGATGGAGAAATTCAAAAGAATAACAACTGATGGATATATGGGACAAACAAACAATTTTGATTTTAATATTAAACCAACAATACCAGTTCCTAGTTATACACCTAATTTTTATTCGTATTTACCATTAGCAACACAAAATTCAGCACAAACAGCATCAGGAGTTGCTGCAGATATTTCAATAGAACAAGTATTAGAAATAGCACAAGATTATTGTTTTTACACACAACAACCAAATGCTCAAGTTTATTTTCCATTTACTTTTAGTTCAGTAGCAACAATTCCATTAGAAGCATCAAAAGCACCATTAGGAGCAGTAGACCAAACAGGTCATAGTTTAATTGAATTGACATTAGGATATAATAATTTATTTATCAATAATAAAGGTAATTATAATGTAAAAGCAATTTTGAGTAATTATTATCAGAGTCCAGGGTCATTTAGTTCAATGCCTTTTGGCGATGCTTATGTGTATCAACATTTAGGAGAATCTATGCAATTATCAACAATAAAAATTAGGATATTAGATCCAATAACGATGAATAATCTTCAAGGACTTGGTGGTAATTCCTGCATTTATCTTCAAGTAGATAAAACTATTTCTCAGTTGGAAGCAGACCAAATCGACGCATAAAAAAAGAAGTAAAAAAAGAAGTAAAAAAAGAAAAAAAAATTAGAAAAAAAATAGACATCAAGCGTAGGCGGGCAGTCATGATAGTACATTCGTCATCCCGCAATCCGCTTGCCCTTTCGCCGACCTCTTTTTGCTATTAGCATTGTAAAAGCAATTCTAATAGCAAAAAAACTTAATTTGGATTCGCATTAGGTTTTTGAAATGC